CAAAAAAATTAGTATTTATTCTTACCTATTTTTTTTATATACTCTCTTTTTATATGATTCTATAATGAAATTCATCACAAAAAGAGATAAGTAACTAATAATCAGTAAGAAATTCTTCACAAAATTCAACTATAATTATTAACTTTACATAAACAATCAAAATTCTAAAAAAATGGCTTACGAACTAAAAGAAATGCAAGGCTCGTTGTTCAAGAACAACAAGAAGACAACTGAACTTCATCCTGATTACACAGGCAAGTTGAAAGTAAATGGCGTGGAACTCCAGCTGAGTGCTTGGGTTGCTAAAACAAAGGCAGGTGAAACATACCTGAACATAAAGGCGAAGGAAGCTACTCCCAGTGTCAATACAGGCTCTCAGGATAACTTTGGAGCGAAAGGTGGCACTGACCTACCTTTTTAATAAGTTAATCGCTTAAAACGCTTTAAAATGCTTATTTCACTAATTCATCCGAGCTTGGGCAGGCCTGTTCAGGCTCGGAAGTGTTACGACCACTGGATGAACACTGCTTCAGGCAATCATCAGTATGAGTGGATAGTTAGCTTATCGATAAAGGATGCAACGCTTGAGCAGTATCATCAGACCTTTATAAATTCAGATGCTGTGCTTATTACGGCTAACACAAGGAATATGGTTGAAGCAACTAATGAAGCTGCTAAGGTTTGTGCTGGTCAGATAATCATCTTGGTATCGGATGATATGTGGAGTCATGAACTTTGGGATGAACGCATCCTCCACAAGTTTGAAATGATAGATGGACCAGGAATACTTCAAGTCAATGATGGCATAACGGTTAAGAAGATAACTATTCCGATTATGAATCGAGAGGCTTATGCTAAGTTAGGCTATGTCTATCATCCTGACTACATCAGTATGTTTGCTGATGATGATCTGCGAGCAACGGCCTTGAGTAATGGCATGTACTACAACGGAACTGATATCCTGATTGAGCACAGACATTTCACTGTGGGCAAATCGCAGTATGATAAGACTTACCAATCCGAGAACAGTAGAACAGCGTGGAGGATAGGCGAGAAGATATTCTTTGAACGAGCTAAACTAAAGTTCCCAATATGAAGAAACTGTGGACAATTGCAGTGTTAACTTTGCCAAGTAGGAAGCCATTCCTGGATAGGTTAATGGCTCGATTGAAACCACAGCTTAATGATCAGGTGCGAGTCAAGGTATTCAATCATCCAACGGATAGCATCGGAAACAAGAGGCAACAAGCTCTTGATGATTGTAAGACTACATACATCAGCTTCATTGATGATGATGATTTAGTGCCTTCACATTATGTGAACGCTATCTTAAGCAAGATGAAGTATATGCCTGATGGCATCGGCTTTCGTGGAATCATCACGAGCAATAACATCAAGCCTGTTGAGTTCGTGCATCGTGCTGGCCTTAGGTACATCGATAAGGTGTTCAGGTCCTCTGATTGTTACATCTTCCATCGGCCATTGAATCATTTGAATCCTGTTAAGGTAGAGATTGCAAGGCAGATAGGATATACTGATTCCAATCATGGAGAGGACAAAGATTATGCTGTTCGATTAGCTGATAGTGGATTAATTACTGATGATATATTCATAGATGATTTCTTATACTTCTATCAGTATCGCAGTAAAAATGTAAAAGTGTAGTATCTTTGTAATATGGCAAAGTCATGGAGCAACTATCCGCAAGCTGTAAGAGATGAAGCACAGCGAGGCATTAAACTAAACGATGAAGTTAACAACAAGTGTGCAACTCAAGTCGGTAAGGTACGAGCACAGCAGTTAGCTAATGGAGATCCTGTATCTCTGATTACTATCAAGCGGATGTATTCTTACTTGAGCAGAGCAGCAGAGTACTACAAGCCTGGAGATACTGAGGTATGCGGTACGATTAGTTATTTGCTTTGGGGAGGCGAGCCTGCGTTACGCTGGGCAGAGAAGATTCTAAAAGAAGAAGGCGAGATATGAGAATACTGCTGTTGCTTCTGTTAACTATTAATGCATCGGCTCAATGCTTGAAAGCTCCTACCTTTTTGGTATCTACTCCTAAAGGTGTGAGCACTGTAATCAGTTGGCAGAAGAACATCTGTGCTAATGGTTACTCCATAAGGATTAGGCCTGTTGGTTTAAACTTTTGGAGAACGATAGCAATAGCTGATACCAATCGTAAAGAGGTATTCGGCTTGAACTATAGCACTGACTATGAGTATCAGGTTGCATCGAAAGACAGCACAACCTTGAGTAGTTACTCAACCATTAGAAAGTTCAGCACATTATGTGAGTGCTTAGTGCCTACGATAGTCATTGATAGCATAGGATATAATGGATTGCTGTTCTACATTGATGATGATAGTTGCGGAGTAAAGTATCAGGTTAAGATTAAGAAACTAACTGATACTTATTGGTACAATGTAACACAGCCTGATTCAGTTCAGACTTTCGTTATTGATGGCTTGGATAGTAACACTGGCTATTATTGGAAGTATGTACGATATTGTAACAACACAGGATATAAGTCTGATTATGGTCCGACTTGGTATGTTAAAACATTATAACACATAAAGCATATGCCGTTTAAAAGCAAAGCACAAGCACGATTATTGTACGCAACTAATCCGAAGGTAGCAAAAGAGTTTGCAAAGAAAACAAGTAAGGCAGCTTGGAAGAAGATGCCATCTAAACTAAAGAAAAAGAAATGATAGGAGATAAGAACTGGATTAAGGATATCTTCAAGGAGTACCTTGATGAATACGACCTGTACAAGTTCGCTGCTGATATGAATGCACTTCAGCCTAAGGATAGGCTCAAGGCTATTACTGATATCTTGCCTTATCTGCATCCGAAGATGAGCAGTCAAGAGATTAAGACCGATGATAATAACATTACAATCAGAGTAGTGCGTGAGTGAGATAACGGTAACTCTTAAGGAGCTTCATTCAGGACAGACAAAAGTACTTACAGACAAGTCCAGGTACAATGTATTAAAGATTGGTAGGCGATGGGGCAAGACTACACTAGCAGTAAACGAATTGCTTCCACAGGTTGCTCTTGATGGCTTACCTTGTGCTTACTATGCACCGACTTACAAGGACTTGAATGATGTGTGGATTGAGCTTAAGACAGCACTTAAGAGCGTGATTGAATCTAAGAATGAGCAGACAAAGCAGATGCGATTGATTACTGGCGGAGTCATTGACTTCTGGAGTATGGATGAGCCTGATAGTGGGAGAGGTCGGAAGTATGCGAGAGTAGTAATCGATGAGGCCGAGAAGGCTAAGAAGTTCAGAGAGGCGTGGAATCAGACAATCATGGCAACACTGATAGATTATAAAGGTGATGCGTGGATATTAAGTACTCCCAAGTTTGGGCAAACATATTTCAAGGAACTATTCAAACGAGATGATGATGCAAGCTGGTCCTCATTCAACCTTAGCACTTATGATAATCCTCACATTGATCCTGTGGAAGTGGATCATCTTCGAGAGCAGTTGGATGAACTTACTTTCCGATGTGAGATACTTGCAGAGGATGTCGATGTTACAAATAATCCTTTTGCTTATGCCTTTGATACTAAACATATCCATCCTGTATCATACGATTCAAGCCAGCATTTATACTTATCTTTCGACTTCAACGTGGATCCTATCACATGCATAGCTGTGCAACAGATTAATGGTTGTATCCATGTGGTTAAGGAATTCTATCTGAAGAACTCTGATATCTATCAGCTATGTGATCAGATAATAGTGGCCTTTCCTAAAGCATCCTTCATTATTACTGGAGATAGCACAGGTGCGAATAGGTCAGCATTGACTCAAGGTAACTTAGGATACTACGATGTAGTGGCTACGAAACTGAGGTTAGGTAGAGCACAGATGAAACAGCCATCAGTCAATCCATCCATCCGAGATACAAGAGTGCTCGTTAATAGTTTGCTTCAGAACTATTGCATCAAGATTGATCCTTCATGTGAGTGGCTGATTAAGGACTTAAAGTATGTGGAGGTAGATAACGAAGGCGATATCATCAAGGATAGGCAGAGTGATTTGAGGAAGGCCGATTTATTGGACTGCTTCAGATATTATTGTAATTCATTCCATCGTGATTGGATTCGCTTCTTTAATTAGTATATTTGCAATATGGCAACATACACAGCAACAATCACACTTAAAGGTAATGATTTAGGCAACTTACCAAATTATTACGATACA